TTTGCTTTAAGTGGAATAACATCAATTACAACTGGAGATTTTCTAAAAATTAATGATGAGTTTATGAAAGTAGCTAATATTGGGATTGGAACTAGTAGTTCTGGTCCTATAACGAATACCGGAAATACTCCATTAGTTGAGGTTAATAGGGGATCAGTTGGAACTATTTCCACTACACATTCTGGCATTACAACGGTATATGTACACAGAGGGGCATTTAATATAGTCGGAAATAAATTATTTTTTGCAGATCCCCCATTAGGAGGTGCTGATGAGGAAAAATATCAGTTATTTAATTTAACATCACCAAGATCTTCTTTTAATGGTAGAGTATTTTTAAGACAAGATTATACTAGCAATTTATTATATGATGACATTTCCAGTGAATTTACGGGTATTGATCAAAATTATGAGTTAACTATTCAAGGAATAAGCACCATTGGTATTGGTTCTACGGGTGGAAATGGAATTGTATTTTTAAATAATGTATTTCAAACACCAACGACAGAAAATAATCCAGAAAATAACTATTCAATTTCAGAAGATATTTCCGTTGGAATAAGTAGTATAGTATTTTCTGGAATCACAACAGATTTTGGAAAAATACTTATATCAGATTACGATGTAAATCAAAATCAACTTCCTAGGGGTGGTATTATTGTATCACTCGGATCAACTCCTGGACTTGGATTTGCCCCATTAGTTGGTGCATCAGTAACTGCTATTTTAAATATAACTGGTGAAATTATTGGTATTAGTACTGATAGTAATTTTGGATCTGGATATAACAGTCCGGTATCTATAGGTATATCTGATGTTTCTGGCAGTGGAGCAGTATTGAGTGCAGTTGTTGGAGCTGGTGGAACATTATTATTCAGTGTCAATAACGGTGGATTTGGTTATACGAATCCTTATATTGAAATTCCAACTCCAACATATTCTAATTTGCCAGTAATAGGAGTATCAAGACTAGGAATAGGAACCACTAGTGATACTGGAACTGGACTATTAATAGATATTGAAGTTGGTGCTAGTTCAACAACAGGTATAGGATCTACTTTATTTGAAGTTAGTTCTTTTAAGATATCAAGACCTGGATATGGGTTTAGCAGAGGGGATGTATTTAAGCCAGTAGGTTTAGTTACTGCAATTGGAATACCCAATATTATTGAAGATTTTCAAATTACAGTACTAGATACATTTACAGATTCATTTTCATCTTGGCAGTTTGGCGAATTAGATTATATAGATTCTATAAAAAATCTTCAAGATGGGAAAAGAGTCAGATTTCCATTAAGATACAATTCGGAAATTCTTAGTTTTGAAATAAATATTGACAACCCAGATTCCCAAGTTATTGAATTTGATGCTTTATTAGTAATCTTTATAAATGGTATTTTACAAAATCCAGAAGAATCTTACATATTTAATGGAGGAAGCATATTAGAGTTTATAGAACCTCCAAAAATAGATGATAGAGTGGATATTTTCTTCTATCAAGGTACTAGAGGATTGGATAGTATCAGAATAGAAAGCAAAGAAATTTTAAAAACTGGTGATTTTGTTCAGGTAGTTAAAAATAACAATTTATTAAATATCACAAAAACTCAAGATTTGAGATTAATTGAAAATATTATTAGTTCAGACATAATTGAGACTAATTTATATCTGGGAGAAGGAATAGATGAAATTAACTTCAAACCAATTAATTGGACAAAGCAAAAAATAGATAGAATTATAAATGGAGATATTGTATATAAATCCAGAAATTCAATATCTGCTTCTGTTTATCCAACATCTAAAATTATTAAGAATATATCATCAGCAGACACACAAATATTTGTAGATGATGCTAGTTTATTTAATTATGAAAATGAGTCTTTTATTAATTTTGATGCAATAGTAATTTCTGGTGAACCTGATCCAGTTTCAGCGGAATTAAATGCTAATGTTTCTATCGGAGGAACTATAGAATCTATTTCTATAGTGAGTGGTGGAAGTGGTTATACGGGTTCATCGATAGAAGTTAAAATTGCTTCTCCATTGACAGTGGGGGTAAGTACGTTATTGCCAATGGATGTTGGGATTGGTATTGGAGAAACTGCAACAGCAATTGCAACTATTTTAAATGGACAAGTATCCAATCCAATAACAATTACAAATCCCGGACTTGGATATAGTATTGGTCTGGAACCATCAGTGATAGTTCCATTACCAAAAATAGATGTGGAAAATATTTCTTCAGTTTCTGATGTTATTGGATTTAATGGAACTATTGTTGGTATAAGTACATCTAATGGAATATCACCCGCAACTCTATCTTTAGAATTTACCGTCAATTATGATACATCATTACCTTTTTCTGATTTGCAGATAGGATATCCAATTTATGTCTCAGATACGGCAGTTGGAAATGGAATTACTTCTATCGATTTCGATGATATGTCACTCGTTGGTATTGGTACAAATTTTGTAGATAATATTTATTATGTTCATGCGATATCTTCTCCTAGTTTAGGAGTTGGTATTATAACCTGTAATATTTTATCCACTACATCTCCGTTGGGAATATCTACTACCGGTGATTATCTTGGTAAGTTTTCTTGGGGTAGACTATCGGGATTTACTAGATCATCCTCTCCAGTATCAATTGCAGTTACTGGAAATACTATTGATGTTGGACTTTCAACTTTTCCAACAATACAAAGAAGAAATTATGGTCTCAGAAAAACTGGGGCCTTAACAAAATTCTTTATATAATATCATATAAATATAAAAAAAGATTGTAAAAATGCCAGCAATAGTAACAGATCAATTTAGAATACTAAATGCAAATAATTTTATAGAATCTGTTAAAGATCCAAATAACTCATATTATGTTTTTCTTTCTTTACCAAATCCTGAGCCATCTGTTACTGGATTTGGTAGGATAGATTCTTGGGATTCTAATGTACCAAATCCCATTGATAATTTTGATTATGAAAATTTTTATCAAAGTGTTATGCTATTTGGTAAGAAAATAAATGAATTTAGCATTAGAAGATTAATACGTAGAGTCGATTGGGTAAGATCGACAAGATATGAAATGTATAGAAATGATTATAGCATTGTTAATAGATCTCCAATAACTAAATCATCTAGATTATATGATGCAAACTATTATGTAATGAATAGTGATTTCAGAGTTTATATATGTATTGATAACGGATCATCGGGAAATAATATTCTTGGAAATGAATCACAAGATGAGCCAACTTTTACTGACTTAGAACCATCCAGAGCAGGTTCTAGTAATGATGGATATGTTTGGAAATATCTTTTTACGGTATCACCAAGTGATATAATTAAATTTGATTCTACTGAATATATATCTGTCCCTAATGATTGGGATTCATCTACTGATCCGCAAATTGTTTCCATAAGAGAAAATGGAGACTCAGATGTAAACAAAAATCAGATAAAAAAAATATATATTGAAAACTCGGGATTTGGATATCCATCATATAATAATCAAATATTTAATATTATTGGTGATGGTGAGGGTGGAACCGTTTCTGTAGATACTGATTCTAGTGGAAGAATTGTAAGTGCAAGAGTATCGTCTGGAGGAAGTGGATATACTTATGGAATGATTGATTTGAGAACATCTACATCAAACGCCCCTAGTACATTTGCAAAGTTAATACCAATCATTCCCCCATCAAAAGGTCATGGGTATGATTTATATAAAGAGTTGGGGACTGATAAAGTTTTAGTATATGCAAGATTTGATGATTCTACGAAAAATTTTCCAATAGATACTAAATTTTGTCAAGTTGGAATTTTAAAAAATCCATCCATCTTTAATTCTACAGAATTATATTCTTCTAGTGAATATTCTTCTTTATATTCAATAAAATTAAAAGAACCAATTTCTGGATCTCTTTCTGTAGGGAGTAAAATAAGACAAACTGTATCAGATGGAATTGCTATTAGTTATGTTGCATCATTTGATGAAGAAACTAAAGTGATAAAATACTTTAAAGATCGGTCATTGTTCTTTAATCCAAATCCACCATATGACCAAACCGATTATGTGGGTCTTTCTACTTCGGGTAAAGTTTTAAATTTCGAATCATCTACAAATGCTATTACATCTCCTGGAGGATTTAGTGCTGCTATAGACACGGAATTTACTGGCATTACTACAACGGTTAATAATAAGATTGTATCTTTAGGAACTCAGTATACAAACGGACTTGCAAATCCAGAGATAAATAAAGAGACTGGGGATATTATTTACATTGATAATAGACCTTTAGTGAATAGAAATATTAGACAAAAAGAAGACATTAAAATTATTCTGGAATTTTAAAAAAAATGGCACAAAAAACAGATCTAAGTATAAGTCCTTATTTTGATGATTTTTCTCCAGATAAATCTTTTTATAAGGTATTATTTAATCCCGGAAAACCAATACAGGCTAGAGAATTAAATACTATTCAATCTATATTACAAAATCAAATAGAAACTTTTGGTAGTAATATTTTTAAAGATGGTTCTGTAGTAATTCCTGGAAATATTGTATACGATTCCAATTTTTATGCCATAAAATTAAATCAAAATATTTTTGGAATAGATATTTCATTATATATTGATAAAATTGTAGGGGCAAAAATAATAGGACAATCATCTGGAACAACTGCGGTTGTTCAATTTGTTGCTTTTCCTGATGATGGAGATGGGGAAGTTGAAAATATTACTTTATATGTAAAATACTTAGACTCCGACGATAATTTTGTTTTTAATCAGTTTTTAGACGGAGAACTATTATCTTCTGATACTAATATAGTATACGGAAATACTACAATAAATTCGGGAACACCATTTGCATCATTAATATCAGAAAATTCTTCCAGCATAGGATCTTCGGCATCAATTGGAAATGGCGTATATTTTATACGTGGTAATTTTGTAAAAGTAATTAAAGAAACTATAATATTAGATTATTATACTAATACACCATCATACAGAGTTGGTTTAAAAATAACCGAAAAGATTATAACTGCAAAAGAAGATAGTTCTCTTTACGATAATGCAAAAGGATTTACTAACTTTTCAGCTCCTGGCGCAGACAGATTTAAGATAGAAGTTTCTCTAACTAAAAAATTACTTGATGATTATAATGATGAAGATTTTGTAGAGATTCTTAGAGTAAAAGATGGAAATATAAAAATACTAGAAAATAAAACTAATTATAATATAATAAGAGATTATCTTGCAAAAAGAACTTATGATGAATCTGGAGATTATACTGTAGATCCGTTTACAATCTCTATTCACAATTCATTAAATGATAGAATTGGAAATGATGGATTATTTTTTGATAACGAAAAGACTGAAAATGGAAATGATCCTAATAGTGATTTAATGTGTGTAAAATTATCTCCAGGAAAAGCTTATGTTAGGGGATATGATGTTGAAAAAGTTGGAACAACAATATTAGATGTAGAAAAACCTAGAACTACTGAATCGGTTTCATCTGCAAACATAGAGTTTCAGATGGGAAATTTATTGACTATCAATAATGTCTATGGATCGCTAAAACAAAGATCTGAAATAGAATTTTACGATCAAAGAAAAAATAGCAATACAGTTGGTACAGGATCTGTTATAGGATCTGCCAGAGTTTATAATTTAAGTTTAACAGATGCTTCGTATACAAATGCGACAACAACCTGGGATTTATACTTATATGATGTTCAAACTTACACTCTAATTACTTTAAATAGTGCAGTATCTAATTCCCAACTACCACAATCTTCATATATTAGAGGTGTAAGTAGTGGATCTAGTGGTTATGCTGTATTTTCTGGAGGAAATTCCACATCCATAACGATAAGACAAACTTCAGGAAGGTTTATTGAAGGGGAACAAATATTAATTAATGGTATTGATGATTTATCGAGAACTATTAGAAATGTAACATCATATAGTGTAGATGATATAAAATCGGTATATCAATCAACAGCGATATCTGGATTATCTGCACCTTTCACTGCAGATACATTTTTATCAAAAGAAGTTGCATTTGGATTTAGTCCAAATGATGAAATTACAATAGAAACTACTGGTCAAGTAACAAGTGCCGGAAAACTATTTACCGGAATCAGACCAGGAACAATTATACGATATACTAAAATTGGATCCACTTTAGAAACATTTAATAGAGTTTCTTCTGTATCTCCAGATGGATTGTCAATGACTGTTGTTGCATCGCCATCAGTTTCTGGAGTTTGTGATGGAACCTTACCTTCAACACAAATTAAAACATTATTTTCTATTGGATTTCCAAAAATATTAAATGATGAAAATGCTTCTTTGTATACAAGTCTTCCTGATTATAATATTGCTTCATTATCACTTAATAATTCTATTCTGACATTTTCCACTCAATCGAATATAACTCCAACAATATCTGGCAATACTCTTACTGTTTCAACTACAGATTTTAATATTCCTTCCGGAATTTCAACAATATTTTTTGAATCATATGATGCCGAAAGATATTCTATTCATTATAGTGATGGTACGATTGAAAACTTGACTTCGGATAAAGTTGTAATTGCTAATAATCAAGTGACATTTAATGGAATATCCAATAAAACTATTTCTATAATTAATGCGACATTTAAAAAAATAGGTGTACAAAATAAGATAAAATTTTATAATAGAAGTCAAACTATCAATATAAATCTTTCAAAATATTCCCAGTCTGGAACCGGAATCAATACTTCAATAAACGATGGATTGGCATATAACCAATATTATGGTCTTAGAGTTCAAGATGAAGAAATATCTTTAAATTATTCTGATGTTTCCAGCACCTTAGCTGTATATGAATCCTTAAATGAAACTGATCCAATTTTAGATGAGATCACATTTAGTGTTATTGTTGACATAGACAATAATGCAATTATTGGAGAAAATGTTATTGGGTCCGAGAGCAACACGGTAGCTAGAGTGGTTACAAAATCTAAAATCTCCCCCAACAGTGTAGGGATAGTTTATTTAAACTCTAACAGATTTATTGAGGGTGAAGAGGTAGTATTTCAAGAATCTAATATTACATCTGAAATAGATTCTATTATCTTAGGATCTTATAACGATATAACAGGAAGTTTTTCTCTTGATAATGGACAAAGAAATCAATATTATGATTATTCCAGAATAATTAGACGAAAAGGAGAAAGAGAACCTTCAAGAAGATTATTAGTAGTTTTTGATCATTATGTAGTTCCTGATGGAGATGAAGGTGATATATTTACAGTAGATAGCTATTCAGATGAAAGATACCAGGATGATATTTCTTATATTGGTTTCGATTTAACTAGGGTCTCTGATACACTAGATTTTAGACCTAGAGTACCTCCATTTGCTTTTACAGACAGATCTCCATTTGATTTTATTTCTCGCAATTTTAATGATGATATAAAGTTAATTCCCACACCAAATGAAAGTTCTATAGTCGGTTATAATTTTTATTTGGGAAGAATTGATAAACTTTATTTGAATAAATTCGGAGATATCATTATTGAAAAAGGAACTCCAGCAATAAATCCAAAAGAACCTTCCAAAATTGATGACATAATGGACTTGGCAACAATAATTCTGCCGCCATATCTATACAATCCCAATGATGCCAAACTGCTATTGGTTGATAACAGAAGATATACAATGAGAGATATTGGCAGAATTGAAGACAGACTTGAAAGATTAGAGATAACTACATCATTGTCTTTATTGGAATTAAATACTCAAACTTTACAAATACAAGATGCGCAAGGTTTTAATAGATTTAAAACTGGATTTTTTGTGGATGATTTTTCAAATGCCAATTTAATTAACCTAAGCATATCTACAGTAGAAGTTGATCAAAATAATAAAGAATTGACACCATTTATATCTAGAAATAGTATAAAAAATATAATAACTCCGAGAACTTTAGTTTCAGAAGAAAATATAGACTTATCTGAAAATTTTAGACTCTTAGATGATAATGTACAAAAAACTGGGAATACAGTTACTTTAAAGTATGATTCTATTGATTGGATAGAACAACCATTTGCTACAAGAGTTGAAAATGTAAATCCTTTTCACGTTGTAGAATATTCTGGGACTATAATATTAAATCCTTCTAGTGATAGTTGGATTAGAACTATCAGACTTCCTGATAGGATTATAAACTTGCAAAATACTTTCAATTTAACCAATAATCTTAGTACTACTAATAGCAATACTACTAATAATATTATAAGAACATCAGAAACAATAAATAATGCCCCAGTAGTTACCAGACGAGCAGTGCCTCCAAATAGAAGACCTGCTGGAACAGTAAACGGAAGATTGGTAGAAACTCGGACGGATGTATCTACAAATATAACACAATCTTCTTCCACATCAACTTCAAGATCGGTTTCTACATCTACAGATACCGCAACAAGCACAACTAGTACTAGTAATACTACTCTGGTGGATTCATTTGTTGATACTTTTATGCGTTCTAGAAACGTTGAATTTTTTATATCAAATTTAAAACCATCTACTAGATATTATCAATTTTTTGATGGAAATGGATTCGTAGATTTTGTTCCCAAACTTATTGAAATTGCAAATGATTCTTCATTGGCGGTAAATGGTGCATCAAAACCCTTTGAAATTGGAGAAACTGTAATTGGATTCTTTAATAATAAAGAAATTATTAAATTTAGAGTTGCGGCACCAAATCATAAATCAGGACCTTTCAGATCCCCTTCTTCAATTTTTAATATTAATCCATATATAAGAACTGAATCCATTTCTTCCCAATATAGTGCATCGTCTAAAGTACTCAATGTAGATACTTTTTCACTCTCAGAAGAATCTCAAGGGAAATATTTTGGTTACTTACAAAAAGGTGCTATTTTAATTGGTCAAAGTAGTGGATCTATTGCATATGTAAAAGATTTGAGATTAATTAGTGATAATTATGGAGATTTAATAGGAACATTTTTTCTAAGAGATCCAAATGCATCTCCATCACCAAGTGTAAGAATTACGACTGGTAATAAAACTTATAGAATAACATCTAGTCCAACTAATAGTCCTGGTATTCCTGGAAGTGTTTCTCTATCTGCAGCAGAGACAAATTATCTAGCCCAAGGTAATGTTGAAAGATATCAAACTACTATCACAAATACTACTAACACGATAAATTTAACAACTAGATTGACAACTATAACAAATACTACAGCAAATACAACCAGAGTAAATACAACTAATACTATCAATACCTCAATTACCAGGTATACTGATCCGTTAGCGCAATCATTTACAGTGGGAGGTAATATAACGGATGCTCCTAACGCAAATGGTAGAAATGATGACTCCAACGGTGCATATTTAACTGCTGTTGATTTATTTTTTGCAACAAAAGATACTGGAAATAGTCCATTAACAGTTCAAGTAAGAACAGTTGAATTGGGAACTCCTACTAGATTTGTTTTAGGAAATCCAGTTACACTTAGACCGGAACAAATAAATGTATCGGATGATGCTTCTATTCCCACAAAAGTTACTTTTGATTATCCGATCTATCTAACGCCAGGTCAGGAGTATGCTATTGTTCTTCTTGCCCCCAATAGTATAGAATATGAGGTTTGGATTGCTGAAATGGGTGAAAAGACTGTAAACACAGCAAATCTTCCAAATTCTTCTGCAGTATTGTACAATACCCAATTCGCAATGGGAAGTTTGTTTAAATCACAAAATGGATCTATATGGACGGCAAATCAATATCAAGATATGAAGTTTAAACTATATAAAGCAAACTTCACATCATCAACTGGAACTGCGTTCTTCCAAAATCAAACTCTAGATAAAGGTAATGATTATATAATTAATCTTTCAAATAACCCGTTAAGAACATTTCCAAGAAACGTTAGAGTTGGAATTACCACAACAACTAATCAATCTTTAATAAACATTCTGAAAAATGGAAGAAAAATTAGTGAAAATGGAGTTGGCGCTAAACCATACAATTATGGTTATATTGTTGGTACTGGGAGTAGTGTTTCTTCAGTTGGAGTTACTACCGGGGGATTTAATTATCCAAATTCATCTACAAATGTTTCTACATTTCCAATAGTTGGAAATGGATCTGGACTTAGATTGAGTATAACTGCTTCTGGAGGGGTAATTAATAGTGTATCTGTCATAAATCCAGGAAATGGATATAGTGTTGGTGATGTAGTTGGGATAGTCACATCTTCTACGTCAGAAAAAACAGGAAGAGATGCAAGAATAACTATTTCTGCGATATTCAATTCTGGAAATAGTATTGACACATTATATCTCTCTAATGTACAAGGAAATACATTTACTATTGGATCAGATTTAGTATATTTTGATGATGCAGGAAATCCTATTTCTGTTGGTTCGGGAACAACAACAATTGTGAGTTCTGTCCCTGAAGGAGGTGTTTATAGTGGAAACTATATTAGAGTTGATCATTTTAATCATGGAATGTACGCCCCCAATAATATAGTAAAATTTGAAGGGGTGAAGTCTGATATTTCTCCAAGTAAATTATCATCTCCATTGGCAATAAATTCATCTTCAATAACTATTCCTATAGATGATATCCCAAGATTTACAACTTTTGAAGGTGTTGTCGTAAGTGCAACAAATCCTGGATATGTAAAAATAAATGAAGAAATTATCAGATATGAATCTGTAGTTTCAAATACATTACAAACATTAACTAGGGGCATAGACTCAACTTTAGTGATACCAACGCAAAGTAATACTTTGGTTTATAAGTACGAATTAAATGGAATATCATTAAGAAGAATTAATACTGACCATAATATAAGTTTAACTGATATCGATATTGATGGTTATTATTTGGAAGTAGATAGATCTATAAAGGGAGTTAATAGGAACTTAGATGGATCCCTATTAAATACACCCCAAATGTCATTTAATATTGAGGAAAGTACAGGAGGAGAGACTGTATTTGCCACTGAAAATATTTTATATACTACTGTCATTCCATCATATGAAATTATTACACCTGGTTCTAGTACATCAGTATCTGCTACTGTAAGAACTGTAAGTGGAACCAGTCCTAATGGAAATGAACCTTCCTTTATCGATCAAGGATTTGAAACTGTTGAACTGGGTCAACCAAATGAACTAAGAACTCCTAGAATTATTTGTTCTAACATAAATGAAATAACATATCTTAATAATTTACCAAGAAACAAATCTCTAACTACTGCGATCACATTGTCTTCATCTGATCCGAATCTTTCTCCTTTAATATTCTTAGATACTGCAGAAACTTTCTTTAGATCGCCTAGAGTAAATAATCCAGTATCTGATTATATACTTGATGGTAGAGTTAAAGGTATAACAAATGATCCACATGTTGCGGTATATTATTCAAATACAATAAAAATATCCCAACCAGCTAATACATTAAAAGTCTTAATTTCTGCATATAGACCAGAATTATCAGATTTTAGAGTATTATATAATCTAATTCGACCAGATTCGAGTGAAATTAATCAATCATTTGAGTTATTCCCTGGGTATGATAATCTAACTATAGATAATGATCAAGATGGTTATCTTGATGTTGTAGATACTTTTAAAAATAGTGGATTGCCTGATACATTTGTTCCCTCTAGTTTAAGAAATCAATTTTTAGATTATCAGTTTACAGCACCAAATGTAGGACTTTTTACAGGATATACAATAAAAATTATAATGGCAACTAAAAATGCGGCCGAATATCCAAAAATAAAAGATCTAAGGAGTATTGCTGTAGTATGATGATTCCAGTAAAGGGGCATCCAAATCTTTATAGAGATGATAAAACGGGTGCCATATTAAACTACGATAATATTTCATATAATCAACATTTGGAAAGTTTGCA